TCGTCGCGTTAGGCACGCCCGTCGTGCCGACCTTGCGGAGCACCGACTCGCCCGCCGTCACGTTGCGGCAGTAGACGTACTTCGTATCGACCTGCGGGTCGGCGCTCACCGCCATCGTCACGCGGATCGTCAGGTTGCCCGCCGTCGGCGAGATCGTCGCGACCGGCGAGCCGCTGCTCTCGTAGGTCAGGCCCGCGTCGGCGAACGTGTAGGCGACCTCGTAGCTGTTGCCCGCGACGAGCGTGCCGCCTGCGATCAGCGCGAGGCCCGGCGCGGCGGCAGGCGGCGCGATCCCCATGCGCGTCCACGTCGTCCCGTCCTCGCTCTTCTGGATCGACCCCTGCCCGTCGAACAGCGCGACGAGGTTGCGGTCGTAGACGAAGAAGTGCTCGTTGACGGTCGAGCGCCCCGAGAGCACCGCCGCGCCCCAGACGCCTGCGTCGCTCGGCTTGAAGACCTGCCCGTTGTAGCTGGCGAGCAGGAACGTGCCCGTGACCATGTAGATGCGCCGCCCGCCCTGCGGACGCAACGCCCCGAGGCTGGTCGTGCTGCGCGTCTGCCAGCCGGGGAACGGTTGCCACGCGCCGGGTTCTTGCAGCGAGACGTTGCGGAGGAAGCGGGCACGCTCCGGCTGGATCAACGTCGGCGAGTGCCGGAGATCGACACCCGCCGTCAGGTCGTTGATCGGGACAAGCTGATAGGGCTTCTCTCCGAGCGCAGTCGTTGCCATCGAGCCACCTTAGTACGGGCGACCCGAGTAGCCCGAGGGCGGGCCGTACGACCCGGCGGCGGCGACCGGCGCGTTGTTGTTGTACGTGCCCCCGCCCGGCGCGGCCTGCCCGGCGTGTGCCGCATACCAGTTCTGCTGCGCCTGCCAGTCCGTCCCGCCGTTGGGCAGGCGGAACGACGGCGGCGTCACGGGCTGCGGCCCCTGCGCCTGCGGCCCGGTGTAGACGTTGCCGTTTGGTCCCGCCGCGCCAATCGGCACGACGGTCGGCGCGGGCGGCGGTGGGGCTTGCGGCCCGACCTGCGCGATGGGCGAATTGAACCGCACGTCGCTGCTGCCCCGGTTGAAGTTCACGGGCGGCGCGACGGGCCGCGACACGGTGTGGTCGAGCAGCCCCCCGCCGGGGATGTTCGGGTTGATCGGCGGGATCTTCGACGCCAGCGCGGGCGGCAACTTCGGCACGCCCGGCAGCTTCGGCATCATGCCCGGCTTGCCGCCGCCGGGAATAAGCCCCTGCAGCCCTCCACCGCCGCTGGGGAGCTTTCCGCCGGGCAACCACGGCGCAGCCCCGCCCCCGCCCGGTCGCCCGCCACCGCCCCCTGCAGGGGCCATCGGCGGCTTCCCGCCGCCGCCGCTGACGGTTTGTGCGCCGCCCGAGTCGCCGAAGCCGCCGCCGCCGAAGCCGCCGCCGTAGCGCGTGGCGCGGCCCTGCCCGGTGCCCTCGCCCTGCTTGCCGGTGGACGCGCCCGACATCATCGCGTTCAGGAGCGCCTGCGTGCGCGGCACGCCCGCCGCCTGCCGCACGACGCCGCCCGTGCGCCCCGACAGCAGGTCGCTCGACACGGCGTTGCCGCCCGAGTACGCGGGCAACTGCAGGTTCATCGTCTGCAGCGCCTGCTGGACCGGCGTGCGCCGACGCCGCAGGTTGGGGTCGGCGCTCTGCGCGGCTTGATCCGCAGGCGAGAACGACTGGCCGAGGTCAGGCATCGGAAGCTCCTAGTAGTACGCGAACGAGGGATGGTTGCCGCCGCCGCGCCCCGCTGCGGACTGCGACTCGGTCTGCCACGTCTTGGCCTGCGTCTGCAACTGCGCCAGTTGCGCCTGCATCGCCTGAAACCTCGGATCCTTCGTCACGTCGAAGGTCGTCTGCGGCGCGGCCTGCTGTTGCGGCTGCGCGTAGCCCGCCGGGGGCTGCGGCGATGTCAGCATCTGCATCAACTGCGCGTAGGGATCCCCGCCCGCCCCTTGCGCGGGCGACTTCGCCTGCGGCGCACCGCCGCCCGCCTGCCCTGCGCCCCACCACCAGCCGCGCCCGCCCGCGCCTGCGCCCATCAGGATGTCGATGACGCCGACGCCGGGGATGCTGATGTCGCCGTTGCCGACCTGCTGCGTGCCGGGATACGCGGCTTGGATCCGCTGCACCGCCGCGCCCATCTGGTCGGTGCGGCCCGGCAGGTTGCTCAGGATGCGCCCGACGACGTACTTGGGATCCTGATTGTTCAGGTCGTTCCACTTCGCGTTGTCCCAGCCCGGCATCGCGTAGCGCGAGGCAGGCGCTTGCACGACCTGCGGCGACTGGTAGCCGTTGGTGTCGTGGTTCGGCGGCGGTGCGCCCATGCCGCCCGGCTGCTGCTTCTGCTGCGGCCCCGGCTGGCCCGGCTGCTGCCCCGGCTGCTGCTGCACGAACCCGCCGCCCGTCACCCACTGCTGCGAGCGCCAGTCGTAGTACTGCTGCTCGCCCGTGCGGATATTTCGGCGTGAGACGGACCCCGCCAACCCCCCGCTCGTCACGTCCCAGTCGCCCTGCCGCTCGGTGTGAACCATGTCGCCGCCTCCCTGATTCTGGGGCAGCAGCGGGTAGCCGGTCTGCGGCGGTGCGTTGTTCGGGTTCTGATAGCCGCCCCACTCAGGGCCAGACTGCTGCCCTTGCTGCGGCTGCGAGTAGTAGTTCGTCATCGCCTGCTGGTCGGTCCCGCCGCCGGGCAGGCGGAACGACGGCGGCGCTTGCGCCTGCTGCTGCTGCGGGTAGTTGTAGCCCTGCTGCTGCGGCGCGTTGTAGGTCGGGTAGCCCGTCGGCGCACGGTAGCCCTGCACTTGCTGCCCTTGCTGCTGCTTCTGCTGCCCGTACGTCGGCGCGGGGGTGCCGTAGGCACCCGCCTGAGCACCGCCACTACTGCCGTAGCTGCCCGACGGGTTGCCCGCCGAACTGTTCGTCATGTAGGGCGACAGCAGCTTCGACTGGTTGTCCTGCCGCTGCTGGGTCTGGTAGTTCTGCGCCGCGTCGTAGTAGGGAGGCATCGGCCTACTTCTTCACCGCCGCCACGGCCACGGCCTTCTTCCCGTTGCCGTCCTTCGCCGTCGCGACGGGCGCGTCGGGCACCTCGACCGGCGCGTTCTTGATCACGCGCACGACCTCGGTGTTGTCGTGGACCGCGCAGTGTGCGCCCTCGGCGTCGTAGGTCGCGGCGTCCATGATGATCCGGCACCCGCACGCCATGATCGCTTCGCGCGTCTCGTAGGTGGCCTTGGGGTCAGCCTTCGGCTCAACCTTCGGCTCGGGCTTCGGGTCGGCCATCTTCGGCGCAGCGTGCTGTTCGGTCATCGCTTGATCTCCTCGACCAGTGGGCCGGTGACGCCCGGCGCTCCGTGGAACCTCGGCGGCGGCGCGGTCACGCGCGACACCACCCAGCAGTCGTGCTCGACGCAGTGCGGCTCGGCGCTGCCCGACTCGCTCACGTCGAGCGACTGCTGACACCCGCACTTGAACGTCAGCGTGATCTTGCTCATCGCCGTGGGTCGTCCTGCACCGTGATGCCGCCGCGTGCCCGGCTCACCTCGCCGAGGTAGTCGCGCTGCATCAGCACGCGCTTGTGCGCCCCCGGCGGGCGCGTGCTCTTCGCCGTCCAGTCTTCCACGTACGCGCCGAACTTCGTCACCTGATTCTTCTCGGCGTCGGGATCCTTTCGCAGCCGCTCCAAGATCGCCGCCGCGAAATGCGCGATCCCCCAGTGGAACGGCTCGATGTCCGGTCGCCCGTCGAAGGGCACCTCGGCGTCGAGCACCATGTCGGCGGCGTTGGCCGCGATGGGCACGACCAGTTCCCACGTCTCGCTCGCCGGGATGTCCGGGATCGGCGTGAAGCGCAGGTTGTTGACGCCGTCCACCGGGTCGTGCGCGATGGCCTGCGGGAACCCCGTGGACGCCGTGTCGCGCCAGCCCGGCATCGCTTCATCGAGATACGCCGTCGAGCGCACGACGAGCGAGGTCACCGCCTTCGCGCCGGTCGCCGTCGTGATCTGCCGCACCCGCAGCGGGGGGCGACCGAACGCCACGAAGCGGTTCGCGCTCGCCGTGTCGAGGTTGTAGGTGGTCGTGCCCGAGACGACGGGGATGACGATCTCTTTCGACAGCGAGATCTTCCCGAGCCGCGCGAACTCCTTCACGGCGCGGTTCACTGCGGCCTTGCGTCGCACCGTCGTGAACAACTGGGTCGTGTCGTACGACCCCAGTTCGTGGTTGAGCGCCTCGCCGTAGAGGTCGGCGAACGTCATCGCCTACCGCCCGACGATGTAGACGCTGCCCGTGCCCCCGACGAGCGGCGTGGTGATGCGCGCCCGCACCGCCTTCACGGTGCCCGCGATCCGCACCGGCACCGCGACGCCGACGATGAACGTGATCGCCGCGCCGATGGGCGTCCACGCGCCCGCGTAGGCGATGTCGTGGCTCTCCTCGATGATCACCGCGCCCGCGCTCACGCCTGCCGCGCCGACCGCGTAGAAGCAGAGGTTCGCGCAGCCCGCGACATCCACGCCGGGCGAGGTGGGCGATGCGCCCGCCGCCACGTCCTTCAGCAGCGGACGGTCGATCAGCGGCACCGTGAGGCCCATGACTAGAACGCTCCACCCGCCAGCGAGTAGATCGTGACCGTCGGCGTCGCGCCGGGGTTGTTGACGACGACCATGAACGCCCGCGCGTTGTTCTGCGTGACCGTGATCGCCGCAGGCGACAGCGTGACCCCCGTGCCCGCGACGATGGTCGAGGCGAACGCGGCGGCGCTGCTGTTGCGGATGACGAACTCAAACGAGTGCCCGGCGACCGGCGGGCGACCCATGACCGTCAGCGCGTCGATGATCTGCTGCGCCGTCGGCGTCGTGTCGTTGCGGGCCGCGCCGTTGCAGTCGCGCAGGATGAGGCGCTGCAGGAGATCGCTGGCGAGGAAGGTGACGGGGCCAGCGGTGTTGTAGCTCGGCAGGCCCGCCTGATCCAGTGGACGGAAGACGTAGTCCACGATCTTGCGGCCCATCGCGAAGAGGCCAGTGTGATGCACGGTGCGCTCCTAGTCTGAACCGAGAACGAAGGTGGGGAAGGTTCCACGTGGAACCCTCCCCGCTGCGAGCACCGACGAGCTTATGCGCCCGCCGTCCCGTAGATGTTCTGCCAGAGGAACGCGTCCCACGCCTGCCGGAAGCGGACCTTGTAGATCCGGTTGCCGGTGCGGGCGTCCTGCATCGCGGGCGCGGCGGTGATGCCAACGCGGTCCACGCAGACGAGGCCGTGCGTTTCCTTCGCGTCGGCGACGAGGTACCACGCGTCGGCGTCGGTGAGGTACGGGTTGGTGAGGATGCGGATGTTCCGACGCCGCTTGATCGGGTTCACGTCGTTGTCCACCGAGCCGGGCAGCAGCGTGCTGTTCAGCAGGCGGTCAGCGAGCATCTCCAACTGCGGCGGGACGTAGAGGATCCAGTTCATCACCGGAGCCACCAACTGGCCGCTCTCCAGCTTCGTGTCCGTCTGCACGTCGATGATCGCCTGATTGAGCGAGTCGTAGCTCAGGTCGGCATCGGTCGCCGGGCGGTTGCGGGCCGTGCCGCCGCCCGCGAGCACGTGCGCGGTGTTGAACAGCGAGACGCCGTCGGGCGCAAGCTGCGTCGAGAAGCCGAGGTTGAACGGGATCGCCGCGTACTTCTCCTGCACGACGCGCGCGGAGAACGCGAGCCACGACGCCTGCCGCTGCAGCACGTCGAACTGGTCGTCTTCCATCGCCGTCTCGGTGACCTCAAAGCCGAGGCCGAACTCGACCGGGGTCACGTCCTTGCTGTAGCCGGGACGGATCAGGTCGAAGGCGTAGACGCTGCCCTCGGGCTTCTCGGGCACGTCGCCGAACGGCGTGACCGTCTGGAACCGCTCAAACTTGCGCGAGGAACTCTTGCGCGAGTAGATGTCGGTCCAGATCGGGGGAAGCTCCTTCAACTGCTTGCCGAGCAGCGCGTACACCGTCTTATCGACGTTGTCGTACAGCGCCGCAAAAGTTCCACGTACTTGCATGGCTGGCTCCTAGTGGGACTGATGAGCGCGACTACGACTGCTGCGGCGTCCGCACCGCGTTGAGGAACTTGAACGCGACCCGCCCGTTCACGTCGCCGACCGCGTCGATCAGTTCGGTGATGACGACGGCCTTGTTGGTCGTGTCCGCGATGTTCACGCGGAAGATGTCCTTGCCGCCCACGGCGTCGAGGATGAGGCCGAACTGCCCGCCGACCAGCGCCAGCGCGAGCACGCCCGTGTCCTGCACGCGGCCTTGGAACTCGCTGTTCTCGTCAGCGACGAGCACGCCGATCTTGCGGTCGGTGACGCCGCTGGCCGCTTCGGCGGCGATGCCGAGGATGGTCGCGACCGCAGCGGTTGCGCCCTTCACGGCCTTCCCGGCGGTGAGGATCACCACCGCGCCCGTCTTGAAGGTCTGCGCCGCCCCTTCAAGGAAATACATGATCCGCGTCTGACGCAGTTCGCGGAAGCCGTCACCGGCTCCGACCGTGAAAGTCACCATGAGAAAACCCTCGCCCTGATAGTCCGCGCGGGGAGCGCAGACGAATGTCTTCGGGGTTGCGGGTTGGCCTCGACGCAGTCGCCAGCGGCCAACCGGGCCAGCGAGCAGCAGCACGCACTGCAGGTCACACCGTGTGCCCCGACGCGCGTGACATCGGGGAGGCGAAAACTAGCAGGGGCGAGAGTGCCCTGCGCGGTCGGAACCCACTGGAGTAAGTCCCTTGGCGCGAGAGCCGTCTGCCCCTGCCGGTCGGCGATGAGGTTACGGCTGCGTGGCCTCGACTGTCAAGGCCGGAGGTGTCCGTAGGTCGGGAGCGGCGCGCCGAGATACCCGAGGATGATCAGCACGCCGAGGATCACGACGACGACCCAGATCACAGTGCGGAGCGGGTCGGCGATGCCGAAGGCGGTCAGCAGCGCCTGCGAGGCCCAGACGAGCAGGCAGAACAGCAGCAGCGCAACGAGCAGGCCGATGATCGACATGGCGTCTCCTAGGGCTGGGGGTCTTCGTTTGCCGCCGCATCGAGCGGGTTCGCGTCGGGCGAGACGAGCCGGTCGCGCCCGACCTTGATCGAGCCGACCACCTCTCCGACGGCCTCGGTGTCCTCCGGGGACAACCCCCGCGCGACAGCGGCGGCGATGGCCGACTCTTTCAACGCGCGGCCCGTCATCGTCCGCGCGTGCCGCTCATGCTGCTTCGCCTTGATGCGCCGGTAGAGCGCCATCGGCATCTTCATCAGGGCTTCCTTGCCGCCCTCGCTCCGGCGCACGAACTCGTCGGTCTTCGACGGGTTACTGATCACGTCGGCGGTCTGCAGTTCGTCCCAGCGCACGGGCGCGTAGCCGAGCGACTGCTGCGCGATGTGGTGCCGGTTCGGCATCGCGAGGTTGATCCAGCGCAGGTACCACTTGCGCCGGATGCCACGCGGGTCTTCGTGCTCCTCCGGCTCGTCCTTCAGGCGGATCGGCAGCGCGTTGGGCAGGTTCGGATCCGTCAACCGCCGCCCGGCGACCTCGATGTTCGCGAAGTCCTTGAACGCCTCGACCAGATCGTCGTCGGCGACCTTGCGCTGCGACGCGACGGTTTCCTTCAGGCGCTGCTTCACGCCGCGCTGCAGCTTCTCGGTTTCGATCTCCAGCCGCGACTTCACTCGGGACATGGGCTACTCCAAGCGGTTCGGTGCGCCGGGCACGAAGTTCGCCAGCGACGCGTTGATCGTTTCGTCCTTCATGCCCGTCGAGCGCAGCCGCTCGCGGAACACGTCGTCCAGTTGCGCCGACGCCCTCGGCCTGCCGCCGGGCGCTTCGGTGAAGATCGGGGGCCGTGCGCCCATGCGCTGCAGCGGCATCCCGCGCGGCTGCTGCCCGCCCGTGCCGGTGGCCCGCGACTGGTTCGACTGCAACATCGTCTGCGTGCCGAGCGCCATCATCAGCACCGCCTGCTGCACTTCCGGGTTGTTGAGGTGCTCGGGTGGCGTGGCCTGCAGCCCCTGCCAGACGAGGTTCTTGTCGATGCCGAACTGCTCCGCGATGCCGAGCACGCGGTTGATCACCGGCTGCGCGGCCAGCGACATCGTCTGCTGCTGCAGCGGCCCGAGCGCCTGCCGCACCATCGTCTCGGTGCGCTTGCGGTCCCTGAACACGATCCGCGCGGCGGTCTTCAGGTCGGGGTGACCGTTGGCGTCGTAGAGGCCGAGGTCTTGCGCGACCTCCTGCGCCTCCTGCACCAGCGCCTGATCTTCGGCGCTCATCTCGCCGGGACGGCGCGGCAGCGGCTGGCCGGTCGTCGCGGCCTGCAGCAGTTCCATCCCGCCGGGCAGCGACATGACCTGCCGCAGCAGTTCCTGCGACTGCTGCAGGTTGTTCTCGACGGTCTGCCGCCGCTCGCGCTCGCGCACCAGATCGCCGACGACGCTGCGTCGGCCCTGCGGTTGCGGCTCTTCGCCCTCGGGCAGGTCGTCGTCGCCGGGCGCAGGCGGCTCCTCGGCGTCGTCGGGGTCGGCCAGCGGCTGCGTCAGGTCAGGCGGCGGCGGCTCGACCTGCGGCTGCGGGGCTTGCGGCAGGGTCTGTGCGGTCGCGGGCGGCATCCCGCCTGCGGCGTCTTCAAGGACTACATCGGCCATCAGTCACTCTCCACGACGGCGTCGAGCGCCGCCTCCGGCACCAGCACGCACGGCCACTCGTCCACCGTCACCTCTTCAGCGGCGAAGCTGTCGAAGATGACGTGGTCGAAGAACTGCACGGCGGTCACCGCGTCTCCGGTTTTCAGCACCAGCCCGCGCCGGTCGCGGCCCTCGGTGTGCAACGTGATCAGCCCGCCCCGGAAGCTCTCCGCGTGGCGGGGCGGCAGCGCGAGCAGCACAAGGTCCGGTCGCAGCGCCTTGGGCATCGACACGCTCGGGATCAGGTCAGTGCGCGCCTGCATCCCCACGGGACACCTCGACGTTGGCTCCGAGGCCGGGCGACGGCGCATCGCCCTGCTGCGTCGCGAGCTTGCGCTTCAGGTCGGCCAGCGTCTCGCTCGGCAGGTTGATGAGCGCCCCTGCGGCCATCCGCGCGGCGGTCAGCGAGATCGTGCGGGCCGCGATGGCCTCGCTGGTCCCGCCCACGCGCACGACCTGCTCGACCTGCTCCACGAACGTGCGCTGGCCGTAGAGCTTGTTCGCTTCGACACAGAGCCACGCCCAGCCCGGCGAGACGAGCAGCGCCTCCAGATCGGTGACGCGCTGCTGCACCGCATCCGGGTCGGCCACGAGGGACGGACGGCGACGCGCCACTACTGCACCCCGCCCGGCGCGGACATCGCCAGCGACATCTGCGCCAGCAGGTCAGGCGGCACTTGCGGCATCGACCCCATCCCCGGCACCACGTCGGGCTGGTCGGGCGGCGGCGGCGGCATCCCGCCCATCATCGGCGGGGGAGGCCCGCCAGACGGCGCAGGAGGCCCGCCTTGCGGCGGCGGTCCCGGTGGCGGGGCACCCGGCCCTCCCGGCGGTGGGGGTGCCCCAGCGCCCGCTGGAGGCCCGCCGGGAGGCGGTGGAGCGCCGGGCTGGGCGCCGGGCGGTCCCGGCGGCGGCTGCTGCGCGGCCATCTGCGCCTGCTGCTCGGTCTGCACTTGCCACTGCCGCAGCGAGCGCATCATCTGCCCCTTGTTCGGCGAGTCGTAGAGCGACAGCGCCTGCTCAAACAGCGGGATGATCACGTCGGGGCTGGCGAAGACCTGCTGCAGCGTCGGGTTCATCTGCGCGAACCCGCCCATGACCTGCATGAACCCGTTGTAGTTGGACCGCTGCTTCGACTTGTCCGCGCTCTCGACGCTGCCGTGCGGCTTGCCGTGGAACGTCCCCGCGAGCGCCTGCCCGTCGATGCCGCCCTCGGCCATGTCGATGGAGCGGAACTGCAACTGCTGCATGAACCGCTCGCTCGGTTCCAGCGGCGCTTCGTCGGCGGCACGCCGCCACAGTTCGTGGCGGATCTTGAACAAGTCCTCCATCGTCTCTTGGAGGTTGCGGACCTGCTCCTCGATGCGGACGAAGCTCTGCTCGGTCACCATCTGCACTTCGCCGAGCGTGCGCGACTCTTGCGGCGCGCTGCCGAGCGTCACGTCGTTCAGCCCCGACAGCCGCTCGGCGGCGTCGATCACCGCCTGCTCGCGCCCCGCCATCGAGCCGGGCACGTCGGGCAGCGTCACCGGCTGCACGTCCTGCATATCCTGCACGGTGATGACCGCGCCGACGCCCCACGGCTCCTCGTCCATGTCCCAGCCGCTGTTCCGCAGGCGCTTGATCGGCGCGTTGTTGACGAGGTTGCTGCGGTCGGCGATGGCGTTGCGCGTGCCCATGTGCTCTTCGCCGATGCTCGCGAGCTTATCGACGTGGCTGTCGCCGTAGACGTTGAGCGGGTTCGGCGCGGGCCGGAACAGCAGGTAGCGCGGCATCCCCATGTCGTCCAGTTGCACGCGCAGGATCTGCCGGTGGATCGCGGAGAGCGTGATGATGTACCACTCCTCGCTGCCGTCGTTGTCGAGGTCGAGCAGGACGTGCAGTTCCCACAGTTCCTTTTCGATGGTCGTCTCGCTCGACTGCGCGGCCACGTCGATGCCCGCCTGCTGCACGCTCTGCGGCAGTTCGGCGCGGGTCCGATCACTGGTGGCCGACAGCCCCTCGACGGCGTCCTTGTCGTAGAGGCCGCTCTTGGCGCGGCTCTTCAGTTCCTTCAGCCGCCGCCAGAACCGCTTCGCGTAGCACCACACCTCGCTGTCGTCCTGCGCGTGCGCCGGGAGGATCAGGAAGTCGCGCAGCGACACGTTGCGGTAGCTCGGGCCGCGCCGCACCGGTACGAACTCGTCCACGGGCGCAGTGACCGCGCCCGTCTCGTCGGGGTTCTCCGCGTCCATCACCGCGCCCTGCGCGTCGAGCGCGGGCGCGACGACGCCCCGGTCGTCGGCCACGATCAGGTTCGGGTCGCCGTCCTGCGCCCCCGGCGTCGTCTCGGGCAGCAGTTGCCGCACCTTCCGGCGCTTGATCATGTCGGCCTTCTCGGAGCACTCCAGCACGCCC